CTGTCCATATTACTGCAGACCTCCGTAGTGTGTCAGACGCCCTGATGTACTTCTATCATCTATTTCCTTTCGGGGATGCCGTCTTCATTCGCGGCGGCATCCTGCGGAGGTCTGCAGTGTTGTCCTTTTCCAAGGCGGTCTGACCTTCCCGCCATTCCCATTCGTTCCTTGTCTTGGGGCGTCCTTCAGGGCGCCTTGGAAGCGGACAACTCTGCCTTTCTCCGGGCGTATGCCCGAGATACCTTTTCTTTTTCTTCCTGGGCGTCTCGGTTTTCCGGGGCGTCTGGAGAAGGGCAGAAATCTCCGGCTTCACTCCATGAAGAAAGGAGAAAAGCTATGAACTTAATAGAGAATGGCCGTTTTAACGGATACACCGGTTCCCGTATGTATCGAGTTACACATCCAGATCATGAAACGGTCAGCATTGCAGCTCCGTCACAGCCGGCAGCTATATGTGTGGCGGCAACGTTATGGGGAGAACAGTGGCAGGATCGTAAATTTTACTCAGCCTGTTCAGCTTCTCACATTATCAAATCAGGAAGGATGGCCATGGAATGAACAATGTCTACCGCGAACCATCCTTCTGGTCTATCATTCCGGACAGCGTTCTGTCTGCCACCAATATCAAGGCCAATGCCAAGCTGCTGTATGCAAAAGTGACCTCATTGCAAACCGCAAGAGGTTATTGCTTTGCCACCAACAAGTATCTGGCTGAAGGTCTGGGAATTGCTCCGGATACAGTGACAAGACTTTTGAAGGATTTGTCAGATGCCGGATATCTACGCTTGGAGATAATCAAAGGCAAAGACAACCAAGTTGTGGAGAGGAGAATCTTCCCCACGATAACACTGCCGATCCTCGCATTATCCTCCCGGACAAATGTCCAAGACCCTCTCGGACAAACATCCGATACCCCTCCCGGACAAATATCCGAGGAGAGAATATATTTTTCTGAGAGTAAAGTAGAGAATCCCCCTAAAGCCCCCCAAGGGGCTTCTGGCCGCAAACGGAATGGAGAACCAAAGAAAGCGCCTGACCACAAACCTGAGCGTTTTGCGAAATTCTGGAATTTCTATCCAAGAGGTGAAAGCAAGCAGGCCGCGATCCGCGCCTGGGACAAGCTCAAACCATCTGATGAGTTGATCGACAAGATGGCAACCGCCTTGAAGCGGCAGAGGAAAAGTGAAGATTGGCAAAACGGTATCGGTATTCCTTACGCGTCTACATGGCTCAACCAGCGTCGCTGGGAGGACGAAGAGAAATTGCCGTCTTCGCCATCAGTACCAGGAGGAGGGCTTGAAACATGGTAACGCAGCAAGAGTGGTTGGATGCACAGGTCGGTGTGATTGGAAGTGTGCTAATTGCCCCGGAATTGGCTCCAAAGGTATTGGCCGAAACATCGGAGCAGGACTATACCGGAGACTTTCGATTGATCTACAATACCATGAAGCGTTTGTTCCTTGCTGGGAAGCCTGCGGATCCTGTCTTGGTTTGTGCCGAGATCGGAGAGGCAATCTCGCCAAAGCTCATTCAAATCATGGAAGTTACGCCTACAGCTCAAAATATCGATCACTACATTGCTGCAGCCAAAGAGAAAGGAAAGCTTCTTAGACTTCGTCAGTATGGACAAGATTTGTCCGATGCTGATAACCTAGACATCGCCATCCAGCTTATTGACCAAGCCAACAAAGCTATGGTCGAACGGCAAACCATCAAGATCGTTGGCATGAATGCTGCGCTGTCTGACTTTTGGTCGCGCCACGAGGGGAAGAAGGAATATCTCACTTGGCCCATCGACGGCCTGAATGAGAATCTATATGCCGAACCGGGTGACTTTATCGTCCTTGGTGGCTATCCATCGGACGGGAAATCAGCCCTGGCCTTGCAAATGGCCTATCATATGGCAACCACGAAGCGTGTCGGTTTCTTCTCCCTGGAAACCAATGACCGCAAACTCTTTGACCGCATGATGTCTTCGGTAGCAAAGATCCCCATGGAGCGAATTAAAACCAATGGATTAACAGCTGCCGACTGGGAACTTGCTGCCAGAGCTGCTGCAGAGGTTGGAACTCGAAATCTGGAATACATTCCGGCCGCCGGCATGAGTGTGGTGGACATTCAAGCAATCAGCTTCGCACAGCGTTATGATGTGATTTTTGTTGACTATCTGCAACTGATCAATTCTAAAGGCCGCGACCGTTTCTCCATGGTCACTGATATTTCCATCGGCCTGCACACTATGGCTCAATCCACCGGCATTACCGTAATCGCGTTGGCTCAGCTGAGCCGCCCGGAAAAGAAAAAGAACAACGCAACCCCGCAGCCAACCTTGTCCAGTTTGCGAGAGTCCGGGCAGATCGAACAGGATGCAGATATTGTGTTTATGCTCTATCGTCCCTCCTTCGAGCGATCAGAGCGTGAACTGCTGATCCTCAAAAATAAGGAAGGAAAGCTTGGTCGTATGACACTCAACTTCGATGGCCAATATCAGACTTTCAGTCGTCAATCACAGGACAAATATAAGCAGACTCAATCTGCGATCCGGAAAGCAGGCCGAGAGTATCAACGTTTGCCCGATGATGAACCGGTACCATTCGAGGAGGCACAGCAATGCAGCTTGGCGATGTAGTTATGGCGCTTCCCGTTGAACTCTCTGTTGAGTTTGACGGGAAGACCAAACGATATACACAGATGGCCGGAAAGGTCGTCTTCATTCATCCGGAGCAGCGCTTCTATGTTTTGGAGTTCTGCTTTGGAAAACACACCGTCCGGGAATGCTTTGACTTCCCGGCAGAAGAAAAAGAAAGAGGTAGAGACTATGCGTGTTATTGCTATCATGAATGTCAAAGGCGGCGTCGGAAAAACCGTGACCGCTGTAAACATGGCAACAATTCTGGCCGGGCTCCACAAGAAAAGAGTTCTGGTCGTGGACGCAGACGGACAGGGTGACGCCAGCGCTTTTTTTGAAGTGGATACTTCCGAGGGTGCCGGCCTTCCGGCTCTGATCATGGGCCTTGTCAGTTGTTATGGCGAAGTTGCAGAGTGTACAAACTTCGATGGCGTAGATATCATTTCCGGCGACTCAGAACTTTACAACATTGATCTGGAAGCTCTGAGGCGTGGCGGAAATGTTGGTGTCAGCGCAATCTCTGACTTGAGAGACAGTATCATTGAGGATGAAGCCTATGATGTTATGCTTATCGACTGTCCTCCCAGCTTTACGGCCTGCAGTGTTGCGGCGCTGTCCGCAGCTGACGGTGTAATCATTCCGGTAAAGCTGGATGCCTTCTCTGTTCGTGGCATGAAGTTCCTCATGGGTCAGATCAAGCAACTCCGCCGTGTCAATGGTCGCATTAAAGTGGACGGTGTCTTGCTGACACAGTGGCACAATGTCGAGCATGTCAATCAGGCAGAGCGCATCCTGCGTGATCGCAGCATCCCGGTCTTCAATACCCACATCAGACGCACCGACAAAGTCGATGAAAGCACATGGCGCTGTGAACCATTACAAGCCTATTCCCAGTACAGCAGCGCAGGTATTGACTATCGGCGCTTCGTTGACGAATGGATCAAGAAGGGAGGCCTCGGCAATGGGATTTAACTTGGCAGAGGCTGCAGGCTTTGGCAGCATGATGTCCAACTTGGACACCCGTGAGGTTGAGATGATCCCGGTTCGGCTGATCGACGGAAATGAGAAAAACTTCTTCACCGTGGAAGATGTACAGGATCTGAAAGAGAGCATTGAGGTCAACGGCATTCTTCAGCCACTCAATGTTGTGATGGACGGTACCAGATACCGCATCATCGCCGGGCACCGCAGATTTAAGGCGGCATCAGAGCTTGGCGTGGAAGAAGTTCCTGCAATCGTGCTGCCTCAGATGTCCGAAGCCATGGAGCAGCTGGCCTTGATCCAGACCAACACCACAGCCAGAGAATTGAGTTATCCTGAAAAGATGGAAGCTGCCATCAGGCTGAAGAAGATCCTTCTTCAGCTTAAAGAAGAGGGAGTTGAGCTTCCGGGCAAGCTTCGCGACATTATGGCAGAGCAGTTGGAGATCTCGCGCACGGAGCTGGCCCGAATGAATGTGATCGAGAAGAGCCTGATCCCGGAAGGGAAACAGCTCCTCAAAGAAGGAAAGATGACCGCTTCTGCGGCCTATGCTATGGCGCGGACATCTCCTGAGTGTCAGAAGGAGCTGATCGATCAGAAGCTCCCTGCTTACATGACCGAGCACATCGAAGATTATGCCGTCAAGCGCACTCTTGATTGGATCACAGAAGACTGTCCCCATCCGGACGGTTGGGGACAGAATGAAATAAAACGAAAAGGTCGAAAGCTGGAATGTCCCTCGTGGAAACGAATCCACGCCCATAAAGAGAAGGGCCACCCGGAGCGTTGTCCTGGTTGCTGCTCTGGCTGCTCGAACCTTCCGACCTGCAAAGATGCCTGCCGCAATGCCGAGAACTGGGTTGATACACAAAAAAGAACCGCTGAGCAGGACGAAAAACATAAAGAAGAGGAAAGGCTGTTCAGGGAATCAAAGTTATCTGAGATACCTCGACGCTTCAAATCTTTGATGGATGAACTCTGTTATGATGAGGATGATATCGAGGAGCTTTGGGGACTAGAAGCCGCAAAATTGGGAGCACCATCTTGGTGGACTTCGCCCACGCTTCAAAACTTAACAGCTGCAAACTGCGCGCAAAAGCTTCCGCGTTTCATCTTCGATATGTTCGTATTCTGTAAGGCTTTGGACATTGAGCCCAACTGGCTCTATGGATACAATCCCGGAGAAGGCGGCTGGCATGATTTCATTATGGATGAAAAGCCCATGGATGGCCAGCGTGTTATTGTCCGTCGGAATACTTGTAGTACAGTTGCTTATGGTGAGTACATCTATCGTGATGAGCAGTGGTTCAACCCCGGACTCGATGAGTTCCCCATGAACATCACCGGCGTGACCCATTGGATCGAGGTACCGGAATGAAGCCTATTTTGTTTAACACAACCATGGTACGGGCAATCCTAGACGGCAGAAAGACCGTCACTAGGAGGCTAGTGAAATTCAAAGCTGGCCAAAATCCGCAATGGTCTGGATATGTTGCCGATGGATCTGCTTTGTATGGTAGCCACAATATCCCAGCAGTAAAATCCAATATTGCTTCAGGTGACATTCTGTATGTACGAGAGACGTGGGCGTTTGATACAGGTGACGAAAACGGTGAAATCGGAACGGGCTGCTTTTTGTATCGAGCTGATGACACCCACAATTCCGCTTGCAAGTGGCATCCGTCCATTCACATGCCCAAGGAGGCAGCTCGAATTTTCCTCAGAGTCAAGGATGTGCGAGTGGAGCGGCTGCAGGACATCTCCGATAAGCAAGCAAAAGCTGAGGGAATCGTAGGGCGTTTTCTTGGCATGGGCTACGATGATCCGGTAGGCGCATTTGCGGATCTCTGGAACAAAACTATAAAACCTGCTGAACTCGACTTATTCGGGTGGTACGCCAATCCTTGGGTTTGGGTGATTGAGTTTGAACAAATCAGCGATGAGGAAGAAAGTGGGTTATAACGAAAGAGTGAATTCAACAATTAAGAGGTGCCGAAATGACGAATGAAGTAAGGCAAATCAACGCAAAGATGGAGGTGTGAGAGGAATGAGAGAGTGTTTGTTATATATGTGCAGATACATCTTTGTGTGTGCAGTCATTGTCACACCGGGCATTCTGTCATCGTTATTTCAACAATCGTGGTGGTTGTTACTTTACAGTGTGGCCTTGCCCTCAGCAGGTATGCTAATTGCGAGGTGGAAGTTATGACAATCCATGAAAAACTGGTGGAGCTGCTTTGCAAAACGATTAGCCCGACGATAACAGTTGGAGAGCAAGCGGACTTCTTGATCGCCAACGGCGTGACTTTTGCGGAGGACACAGATGACCCTACCAAATGGATCAGCGTGAAGGAGAGGTTGCCAGACTTAATCCCCTGCAACGCTGGGACGGCATATTCTGAAGCTGTAATTGTCTGGACATCTGGCAAGAAAGCAATGATTGCTGTTTATGATGGAATCTCCTTTGTTTGTCCAATGGACTTTTGGGACGCATGGGGCGAAGAAATCACCCACTGGATGCCGCTGCCCACACCGCCGAAGGAGGGATAACATTTCAAAACGATATACCTTAATCACTGCAGGACGGCTGGTGCGTGGTGTTACATGGCCGGCTGTCCTTGCAGGAGATGATCCGCAGGAGCGATCTGACAAGAAACGATGTGCAACGGCAGCTCGGCAAAAGATCAATGATCGCCGGGCTGCCGAGAAGTTCAAGTATCTTTTGGCTGCCAACTTCGGAGCCAGTGACTATGTGGTCACTCTCACATATAGCGATGCTGCATTGCCCACGACACCGGAAATAGCAAAGAAGAAAAATCTGGCAAAGTTTATTCGTCAGCTCCGTACTTCCTTCAGCAAGTCCGGTGTGGATCTTCGCTACCTGCATGTGACAGAGGGACTGCATGGTGATCATCGAATACACCATCACATGATATTGCCCGGAGTTCCAGGCCTCCAGGAAATGGTTCGCAGCCACTGGGCGACCAACGGTGAGAATGTGGGCTTTGATCGCCTGGATCTGAAAAGCTATGGTTCATGGGGTCAATACCTGACTAAGGAGCCCCGGGAAAAAGGCAGACGGTATGTTGGTGATCATATGTGGTCAGCATCCAGAAACATTCGGCAGCCTGTGATCGAGAAAGGCGACATGAAGGATCACATGGCTTTGGCCGCTCCACCGGGTGCGGTGATCCTGCAGAATGATACCATTCGCAATGAGCATGGAGAGTATCAATATATAGAGTATCTCCTGCCCGAGAAACGCGCCAAAAAATAAACATCTTCTTTTTTATTGAACTTGAAACAATGTATATTTTCAGAGAAGTCCAAACAAAGGAGTGAAATTCTATTGCAGTGTAAAAACAATTGTGCTATAATTGAAGTGCAGGAAGGATACATCGCCTGTCCTGTGTGCAAACGAAATAAACGACTGCTTCGGATCAGCGGCAACACCAAGGCAACACGCCTTCCGGTTTACTGCCGCAGCTGCAAAACCGAAGTGATCCTGGACATCGACGGCCTGAGCGTAAAACGCCGGAGCCAATGACATCACGAGATGATCGTGTGTGTTGTTGGCTCCGGCGTTTTCTTTTGCTGTGGAGGTGATAGCCCATGGGAAGTAAACCGTTGAGAGCTTGTCGACATCCTGGATGCTGTACATTGACAGCAGACACCTACTGCCCGGCGCACCAACCAAAGCGGAACGATATCCGCAGCGCAGAAGCTCAGTCATGGCGATGGATGTACAAGACAGATACTTGGCTGAAGAACTTGCGACCTGCCCAGCTTGCCAAAGAGCCGTTCTGTCGTGAGTGCTCAAAAATCGGAGTGAGGGCGTATGCGACGGACGTTGACCACATCGTAGACCACAAAGGCGACTGGTTTTTGTTCTGCGATCCGGCAAACCTGCAGAGCCTGTGCCACAGTTGCCACAGTCGGAAAACTCTTGCAGACTTGCGAAAAAACAAACAAAAGCCAGTGCGCCGCAGGGAGTGAATTTGCACCAGCTTCGGGCGTGTGAGTGCGCAAGCGCATGCGCGAAGGCGCGAGTGCGAGAATCTTTTCCGACCTCCCCCGGGGTCGAAAAAGTTTTCAGACTCGACAAAAGCACCGCAGCCCCCACAACCATACGAAAAATTTCCCCCAAACGAAATTCCAGAAAGGAGACCGCAAATGGGCCGCCCGAGGAAACCCACCGATGTTCTGGTGGCAACCGGAAGTAAACACCTGAGCTCGGCCGAAGAGTACGAGCGGCGCCGAAGCGAAGCTAAGGTTCCGCCTGCTGGAAAAGCCAAGCCGCCTAAGTGGTTGGACGATAGTTTGAAGGCAGAGTTCAAATCCCTTGGAAAAAAGTTAATCGCAGCCGGCTTGTACACCGATCTTGATGCGGATGTTCTGGGGATGTACCTGACGCACCGTCACCAATGGGAACAAGCCACTCGAGAAGCAGAAGCTGCATTGTTCGCCGGTAACGTTCTCGGCTCAGAGAAATGGACAAATGTCCAGCAACGACTTTTTAAGGCCGCAAGATCCTGCGGTGCTGCACTTGGCCTGGATGTAACATCCCGATGCCGCATTGTCATCCCTCCGGCGCTTCTCCCAGATGCGGAGCCGGATACAGGAGACGATTTTGCACAGATGCTTCAGGCCCGGCAACTGGCGGCCAGTGAATGACCATGCAGGAGTTTTATCATGAGCCTTCTGCCAAGTTTGTCCGGGACTTCATCCAGAAGCTTCCTACGACAGATACTGGCAAGCCGTTTGTGTTGTATGACTGGCAGATCGATGTAATCAACGAATTCTACGGTACCATGATCACAGATGATGATACAGGCGAAGTTCTGAGAAAGTATCAATATCTATACATGGAAATCCCAAAGAAAAATGGCAAGTCGGAACTCTCCGGTGCTCTTGGCCTTCTGCATCTGGTTGCTGATGGCGAAAAGAATGCAGAAGTTTATGTCTGCGCTGCCGACAAAGATAATGCAAGTATTGTCTTTAACGCCTCTGTCTACATGACCGAAAACTCCCCCCTGTTGTCCAGAATGCTGGCCAAGGGCGAACTCCGGATCAAGGCCAGTACTAGAGTGATTGAATACCGCAAACGCAAATGCCGTGAAGACGGCACATCCTACTGGCAGCGCATTGGCTACATGAAAGTTCTCTCTGCCGAAGCTTTCAGCAAGCATGGATACAAGCCCAGCTGCGTGATCTTCGACGAGCTTCATGCTCAGCCCAACCGTGCTCTGT